AGTAAATATAACTTCTCTTTTGAAGTAATTTAACTCTTCAAATACCTTTGAAAGCACAGAGCAATCTATTTTTTGAACAGTGGTTCCATCAGTTTGAAAGAAGTTGTTATCTCCCATCCAGTACACAATTCCTCTGGCGGCCTTGTGTGCATTTATAGAAGCTAAAGAAACTCCATCAGCAATTTCTTGAAGTGCGAATACAAAATTCCCGCCAACCCAACTCAAAGAGTACATAGATGAATCTGTCCAGACGATTATCTGTCTGTCTGAGCGAGCAGCCGAGATAATTTTAGAGCCTTTCTGTAGTGGCGTGCCGCCAGCGGCGTTAGAGCTTGTTCCTTCCCAAGATCCGGGTCTGTCAATATCGCACCATCTTATAAGCATCGGGTCGTAATTGCCGAATGTATCAGTTGCTCCAAAAGCAATAATTTGCCTAGAGGCTGGATTTGTCATCAAGAATCCAACTTGATCGGGAACAGATCCATGACCATCATCTGTTGATAATCCCAATGACGACATCGGAACTGCATCTGACAGCATGATTCCAGATGCGTATCCGTTGGGTGATGCGCTATGAGAAGAGGTTGAATACCTAGTGTTGTAGGGGTATCCATTACTCATCTTCAAAGACGTGTTCCAGTAAAATGGCTTCGTCCTTGTCTTGCACCCGACTAGATCTTCTCCGAATGTGTCGAGCGACCAAATATTTAGATTAGAGTTGTCATTCGTTATGGGAACCGTCGGGTCTCCCCAAGCTGTCCAGTATTGATCTAAAAGGAATACGGAAGATCCCGAGGCGTGGAAACTATCGACTGTCGAGTAGTCCCCTCTGGTAAGGGTGTTGAATGTAGTCCCCGTAGTTGAGGAATAACTTATTACCTCTGAGTCTATAATTATGCTTCCAGATGAGGGGAAACTAGCTGTGCTTGCGACGGTCGCTGATGTAGTTGCTCCAGCAGCTAGGTTTGCACTTAGCGTCGTCGAAGTTGTTGCTGATGGAACACCTCCCCAAGAACCAGCACTCCACCCGCTGAACTCAACGAATGTGGACTCTGATGCTTGAATGTCCCTCATTATGATAGTGTCGCCGCCGGAACCTAGACCGCCAGAAGCGCCGACCAGATAGACTGACAAACCAGATGAGTGATCCTTTGATCTTGAACCGAGTTGGCCTTTATTGCAGTTGTATGTATATGGCCCAACGCCAGAGGGACCGCTAGTTATTTGTATATACTCATCTTCAATCTTGATGTAGTCACTACTTACAAAAGTATTTACACTTAGCTGTATTGTTGTGCCTGAGCTTAATATGTTTGCTGAGAGTGTTGCTGGAGTTCCGGTAACTGAATTCTCTAAAGTTATCTCGAAATAGTCACCGTCCAGAACTCTGGTTACGCACCAGCTTTGAGTTGACCTCGCCGCATCATATCCAGACGCGGGGTCAGTAGCTCCATCGAACAACGGATAAAATAAAGATCTTCTATCCAGACCCGTAGGAGCAGATGACATGCTGAGAAAATTTATGAAGTCCCCAGTAGTCAGGCCATGATTTGCAAAATTTATAAGTACGGTACTAGATCCTGCGATTGGATATACCGGGTTTGAAAGTTTTTCTAAAAGAAACGCAGCATCCCCGGACGTGTGCGCTGATGTGACAGTAGAAAAGCTGCCACGCTCTAACACGACGGTTGCACCGGCTAATCCTCCGGTAGCAACGATCATAAGCTCATCGCCTACAGAATTTGCATCACTGCTCATCCTGACTACATCACCAGCAAGAACGTTAAAGCTAAGCTTCGCGTTCGTGTTGGTCGATGTATTCGCCATGTCAAGGTCTAGCGTTCCTTGAGACTTATACTCCATCGGCGTGATATCGTGATAGACACCACCAAGATCAACGTATAGTTTCTTGTCTGTTCCTACGGCCATCAAGTTGGCACCCAAAATAGATGACCAATTCAACAAGCTCCTAGATATTCCAAGAAATTCATTTTGAGAATACTTAGTCCAGCCACCAATTTTTTCAGGTCTGCCCTGCCTGAACCTAATCAAGTCACAGTCATACCAGTTTCCTTCAGCGGAATACTGAGTTCCTTCTCTATTTATACCGGGAGGAAATGTGACTTTTCTATACGGCATTTATTACTTCCAAGCGTAAACGTAAATGTCCCAACTCGCCAATGTTAACTGTCCATCAGAGCCGCCAGACCTATTTGCAATAGTCACCTCAGAGAGAACATTGCAGGCAACGTAAATATTTGTTGAATTCGCACCGAAAGAGATTAAATCTTGCGAAGGGCCTGAGCCCTCGTCTCGGTTAGATAATGATGTAACGTCTACTTCATCGCCGACTGCCCAGCCATGATCGGTAGCTATACATCTTATTACACACCTAATTATTCTAGGTACACGGCCAAGGCCATGTGCTACACTAGCTGCAAAGCTGTCGGTTAGACCGCCCGAAACAGCCCCACCTAGATTCGCGGCGCTTTCATAGAAAGCACCATCTCCACTGACCATGCCGGAGTGGTAGATGCGACCCCAATTATCTGCTGTTGCCGTAGCTTTAGATCTTACTTCTACTATAGAGCTGCTTGATCTAAGCCCGACTCCAGTAGATCCTCCCTGTGATGTTATATTGAAGTATTTTCCTGTAGTGCCGGGTAATGCAACTCCAGACGAGTTGTAGAAACGAAGTTGCTCAGTACCTAATCCGGCTGTTGCTGATGAGTTTGTATATATTGATGCCTGCGTAGTTGACGGGCCGAAAGTGAGTGAATCTTTTATATCAACTCTCGGTCCAGAAAATGTGACTAACCCGGTCGCTGTAAGTGTACTAACTCCAGCGACTGCACCAGCATTTGAAATACCGCCGTTAGTATTATTGATTCCCCCTAATGAAACGGTAACCCCGCCAGTGGTTACATTAAGACCTGCGCTTGCGGTTAGAGTTGACGTAGCTCTAAGCGTTCCCGTTACCACGCTGTTTCCGGTTATGTTTGCTCCGCCGCCGGAAACAGTCAGCCCGCCAGCGGTGACTGTGGCACCGCCGCTCGCAACCGTTAAGCCAGTTAGTCCGCCCAAGGTTCCGGTTATTGTACTATTGCCAGTTATACTGGCCCCGCCACTAGTAACGGTCAGTCCAGTTAGCCCACCAAGGGTTCCTGTAATTGTGCTGTTTCCGGTTATGGTCGCTCCGCCAGCAGCAACCGTTGCTCCACCGCTGGCGACAGTTAACCCGGTCAGACCGCCGAGTGTTCCGGTTAGCGTACTGTTTCCAGTTATATTGGCTCCGCCTGATGTAACAGTCAGCCCTGTCCCTGCTGTTACAGTGGTTCCAGCGGTTACAGATCCGCCAACGGACAAATTTGAACCTGAAAGAACTGCGATAGAACCCCAGCTTCCGAGTGAGCTATTCTTTATCTCTAATGTACCGCTGTTGTTCCTAAACCCAAACCCGGTCGCGCCGGACGTAGAGGACATATTTAAATATCCACTCGTACCCATGACCGAAGCGCCATCGCTGTTTACTCTGAATTTATTTGTGCCACCAATCGTGGAGGTGATTGAAGTTGAGTGACTTAAATCATTACAAATAAGCTCTCCGGCTGTGACAGTGTTGGACGCTCCAGTTCCGACCGTGAGGCTAGTCCCTGTGATCGCTCCGCCTGCAATCGCTCCTGAGCCGCTGGCGGTTAGCGACGTTCCTGTAATTGCTCCCGAGCTTGTAATTGCTCCAGAGCCTATAGTGCCAGCACCGGATATATTTCCCGTATTTGTTATACCACCACTATTGTTATCTATTCCGCCAGAGATATCCGCCCCGCCTGCTGCGACAGTCAATCCTCCAGCAGTTGCCGTCAAGCCACCAGCGGTTGCTGTTACGCCCCCTGTGGTTGCCGTGATGCCGGTTCCAGCAGTGATTGTAGTATTGGACGAAATTGAACCAGTTCCAGAGGTGGTGATATTGCCGCCAGTGGTGATGTTCCCGCTAGTAGAAGATATGTTTCCGCTGGCGGTTGAGATCGTTCCGGTTCCCGATGTAGAAATATTTCCGTTGGCATCTGCCGTGAAGTTACTGGCAGTTACATCTCCGCCAGAATCAATGCTCCCCGATGCGTTTATTGCTGCTGCGGTAGTCGTTCCAGTTGCGGTAAGCGTGGAGAAGCTGCCTGCTGCTTTAGTCGTTCCGCCTATGATGGTGCCATCTATAGTTCCACCATCTATATCTACAGTAGAGAAGTTGCCTGCGGCTGGGGTCGTACCGCCTATAATGGTATTATTTATAGTTCCGCCAGTTATTGTTGCCGAAGATGTCGTTACAGACGTAGCATTTATAGTGGTTCCATCTATAGTTCCGCTGTTTATGTCTGCCTTGCTTATAACTACAGAGCCTGTACCGTTTGGGGTTATTTCAATGTTTCCATTATTGGCGCTATCAATTACTATCTTAGATCTACCGGAAGTTGTTGAGTATGTCTGTAGAATTAAATCTTTTGTTGCAGATGGTGTAGTCAGGTATACATCATCAGTATCGCTAACGGTTTCATCGCCGAATATAGAAACATCTCCAGTAATACTAAATGTTCCCGCCGTTGCGTTTGTTATCTCATCATTTTCAAACTTGATTTTATCTAGTTTGAGATTGGCTAAAGCGTTTCTAGCGTCTGTTCCATCTAGGAATATTTTCGCTGTGTAACCACTCGGAATAGTTACAGTGTTGCCACTACCTCTCGATAACACGACATTCTGCGTCGTTTCATTTATGGCAACGAAAGATGCTCTGTCCGCATTCGTTCCGCCGACCTGCAAGGTCACTGTGTGGGTCGCGCTCAATGTTCCAGAAAATATAATTACAGATGATCTTCCTGCTGCGTCCGTCGCAGTCTCAGAAGCAGTAGAGCCATCTCCAATGTTTAGAGTGCTGGTCGTTCCGGCAAGGGCTACCGTTGAAACGCCTCTAATGCTCTGCTCAAGAGATTGGAGATTGTTATTGGTTACATCTCCCCAAGAGCCAGCCCTATCGCCAGTACCAATGAGTTCGATGCCAAGTCCATCTGT